ACGGCAAACCAGTTCTACAACACTGGTATGGGCCTCACGCAGACGGGTTCGCAGTATGGCACCAACGCCCAAGGACTCCTAGCGCAGGCACAGCAGGACCCGACCCAAGGGTTCATGAACTACGCAAACGGACTGGCGAACAGTGATATGGCCACGCAGATGGTCAACGCAGCCAACCGCGATGCCTCACGGAACCTGAACGAGTCGCAGCTTCCCTCGCTGGCTGTAACGGCCGCAGGAAACGGTAACACAGACTCCACACGTACCGGGGTGACCCAAGCGATCCTCCAGCGCAACGCTTCGGAGCAGATGGCCGACACAGCAGCACAGATCCGAGGCCAGCTTTTCAACACGGGCCTCCAGACGGCGCAGTCGCAGTACAACGCCAACTCGGATCGTGCGCTCACGGCGAACAACCAACTCGGCAACGCGTATCAGATGGGGTCCTCGGGTCTCCTCAACGGCCAACAGGCGAACGGCAACAACTTCGACCAACTCAACGCTGCAGGCGGCCTCTACCAGGGACAGGAGCAGGCGCAGAACAACGCCGCGATGCAGCAGTTCCAGGAGCAACAGTCCACCCCGCTGAACCTCTACGGTCAGTACATGAACGTGATTAACGGGAAATGGGGCGGTCAGCCAGTGTCGTCGGTAGGCCCTTCGACGGCTGCGGGTGCGCTCCAAGGCGCTGCCGGTGGTGGTCTCATGGGTTACGGCATCGCGGACAAGCTCGGTGGATACAGCAACACAGGTGGCACCAACTTCAACAACAGCGGCTTCACGATGCCTGGCGGAAATGACTACACCACACAGGCCACCACGGCCATGAACGCTACGCAGGCCCCTGCGGGTCTCTCTGCGTTCGGCTACTAAGGAGGCCCCAATGGCTTACTCGTTTGACATGCCTCCGGGCATTGACCCGCGCGATGATGGGTCCCACAGTCTCCCGGCGTACCTGGGGCAGGCACTGCAGTTCTACGGGACCGACAAGTCCACGGACCTGCCGTATTCCTACAGCTACCCGATGAACAACCAGGCCGGACAGTCGATGTTCGGCGGTGGTGCTCCCATGCAGCCCCCCGTGGCGCAGGCCATGGCTCCGCAGCAGGCCCCGCAGACTCCTGTGGCGCAAGCCATGGATCCGCAGGCCCCGCAGACGCCGATCACCCAGGCCATGGGCGGCTACCCTAACTCCGATGCCATCCAGGCGATGTTCGCAAACCAGGCGACGAACCCGTCCCTGTCGATGGACAACGGCCTAATTGCAGCAGGTTCCGCGATGATGGGTGGCAAGGACTTCAAGACGGGCATGGCTGACGCAGGTAAGGCGTTCAATGACAACTTCGACTCGACGCTCAACCAGCAACGCGAACTGAACACGCCCAGGGTCACCCCGGTGGGCCAGGACGGCGCGTTCTCGATGGTCCAGATGCCTGGCCAGCAGCCGCAGGTTCTGCCGAACAGCCAGGTACAAGACTACGTCCTGGGCAAGGTCAGAGCGCAGAAGATGCTCGAGATGAACAACAAGATCGGTGAGAACACCATGGAGGCGCAACGGGCCGCCATGAAGCAAGACCAGACGAACGGTAATGCTGCGATCCCGGTGCTCACGAACCTCCAGCAGTCTCAGGCGGGAATGGACGCTGCGCGGAACCTCACGGAGACGCTCAAGACCGACTCGAGCCGCGCTGGGTACCTCAAGGCTTACTCAGCGCTCCCTTCGATGGCCCAGCGTGCTGCAGCGGCGGTGGGTGGAGGCTCGATGGCGCAAGCGGCTGCGGACTACAACACTCTGAATAACGCCAAGATTGACGGCGCGAAGATGGAAGTTGCAGGCCTCAACGGCTCACTCAGTAATGACGAGTGGACCCGCGCAGTTGGATCGGTCCCGAGTCCCTCGGATTCCCCGGCTGTCTGGGATGCGTATTACGAGCGTGCCAACCCGATCCTCAAGAGCCGCATGGACTTCTATACGGGAGTCGTTAAGCGTGGCAGTGAGGCGGCAAACCGTCCGATAACCCCGTACGGCTCTAACGGTCGTCAGGACCTCGGTGTCCCGCAGGCCCCTGCAGCGCCCCAAGCAACTCCTCCTACCAGGTCGTCCACCGGCGCTGGCTACCAACCCGTGCAGGTATCGAGCTTCGCGGAAGCAAGCAAGCTCCCGAGCGGCACGATCTTCACTGACCCCAACGGTAAACAAAGAAAGGTTCCTTAAACCATGGCAGATTCCTGGGACTCGTTCCCTATCGCAAGCCCGATGGACATTGCATTGGACGCAGAGGGTGCGAGTCCCCAGGACGCCGCAGTTGCCCGCAGCATCTATCAGCAAGAGTCCGGAAGCGGAAAGAACACGAAGACGTCCAACGCGGACGCCCACGGCGGGATGCAGATTATCCCCGCGACGTTTCACTCCGTGGCCGACAAAGGATGGGACATCAATGACCCCGTCGACAATGCTCGAGCAGGTGTCCGGTACATCAAGCAGTTGTCGGAGAAGGCCGGGGGTGACCCCGCGCTGACAGCCGCAGGCTACTACGGTGGCCCCGGTGCAATCGACAAAGCACAGAAGGGCATCGCAGTCAGCGATCCCCGCAACCCCAACGCCCCGACGACCCTCCAGTATGGCCAGCAGGTCGCTGGTCGGATCGAGAAGGGGAACTGGTGGGACAACTTCCCGCTAGCTGATGCTTCTTCCGGTGCGTCCACAGCGCCTCAGCAGGCCCCGCAAGACGCAGGCAATGCCCAGGTAGCCTCAGGTGCAGTACAGGCCCAAGGAGCGCCCTCTGGACAGCCCACGCAAGCTGCTTCCGCCCCCGCGAACCCGGACCCTAACGGATACGGCGCACCTCCCCCGAGCGACAACATCCAGTTCGCTCTCCCAGGCCAGAAGTCACCGGCGCAGATCGCAGCCGAGCAAGCAGCCCAACAGCCGCAGAAGGGCTGGTTCCAACGCGCTGCGGACGAGGCCACCGACTCCCCCATCGAAGCCCTCGGTAACGCGGCTCACGGTGTGGTTGATGGCCTCACGTTTGGTATGGCCGACAAGGCCGGTGCAGCCCTCAACGCGGCGGTCAACTACCAAGATGGCGGCTCGTTCTCGGATCGCTACCATAACGTCCTTGGCCAAGTGCAGGACTACGAGGACAAGTCTCCGGCGTTCCTAACTGGCCAGATCGGCTCGGCCTTCGTGCCTGGTGCGGGTGACATCTCCTTGGTCAACAAGGCCATCGAAGCCGTTCCCACGGCCTCCCGTGCTGCCCGAGTGATGGCCGGTGGTGCCGCAGGGATGACCGAGGGTGCCGCACAGGTCCTCGGCCACGCAAACTACCTCGACGACGTCACCCCAGGGCAGCTTGCAACTGGCATGGGCCTGGGAGCGGTAGGTGGTGGTCTTGGTGGTGCTTTCACAAAGGCTACCGACAACCAACTCTCAAACTCGTTCCTGCTGAAGGCAGGCAGCGTCGAGGGTGGGCAGCGTGACGCCCAGATCCTATCCGATCTCCAGTCCCTGGCAAGCCGCGCGACACAGGATGGCACGAAGCTCGGCCCTGCCGATGCCAATGCACTTGCTCGCCGCTACACGCAGGAAGCTGCCGACCAGCTTCGTCAGATGCCGAAGACGGAAGATCGTCAGGCGCTCCTGAGCGCCCTCAACCGCGCTCGGGGACTCAGCGACGACCAGATCAGCGCTCTGCGCCAGCTTCCCAATGGCGATGCGGTGGCGGATGCGATCCAGATGCACCAGCGGACCCTTGCGCTGACCTCCCCGACCCCAGCGAACCTGGGGAAGGTGGCCAGCCTCGCCCGTATGTTGGTCGACAACGGTGCTCTGCATGCGGTCTCCCATGTGGTCCCTGGTGGGAGCCTTCTCACGCTCGCCCCGGTGCGTCACTACGTGATGGGCGCGCTGCTCGGTGGGCGTACGAACCGTACAGCGAACATCGCGTCGGCTCTGCAGCAAGGCCCCATGGCCCAGGCGTTCCTCAAGCGCTTCGGGCAGGGCACCGCTAACCAGAGCGCCCAGGACCTCGCTCAAGCCGCTCAAGCGGCCCAAGCAGCCCGTGCAGCAGCCCAGACGGCAGGCCAGGACGCCCGAGGATTCAAGCAGGGCGACAGCGCTTTCCAACGTGCCCAAGCAGCGGCCCAGCAGGCACGCCAGCAAGCCCAAGCCGCAAACCCGTTCACCCCAGAGGCCCAAGCGGCAGCAAGGGACTACATGTTCCGCGCTCAACAATCTGGACAGGCGAACCGTGCTGGTATGGCTCAACAGTCCCAGCAAGCCGCGCAAGCAGAGGCGTCCGTGGGTCCGCAGATGAACGCAACCCAGGCCAAGGCAGCACAGGCTTACGCCAAGCAGCAGGCCGAGCAGCTTGCGGCCCAGATCGGCCCTCAGGTCACCCCCGCTCAGCGTGCGGCGCTCCAAGCCCAAGAGGCAGCGAACGCAGCCGCGTCGAAGGAGTCCCTGAAGACCCAACTGGCGCAGAAGCAGGCCCTCGCGGACCAGTTCCACAGTGATCCGACCAACTTGCTTGGTATGTCGAACCAGTTCGGCCCTCCACGCAATGCGGATCAGATGTCCGAGTTCTCGAAGGTCATGCGGAGCCAGGCCGAAGCTGCCGCCATGGGTCCCCAGGCCCCAGCGTCCCCGGCTCTCCAAGCGGCCCAAAAGGCCCAAGCGAAGGCTGAGGTGGCTACTCCAGGCAACGTCGCGGTGTGGCGCAATTCCGATACGGACATCCCGGTCACGGTAAAGCACGTCGAGCCGCAGCCAGGCCCAGATGGGCGCACGTACGTCCGAGTCGATCACAACGGCCAGGAGACGTTCGTCCCCGCAGACGAGCTTCAGCCCGCAACGAAGGCCGCACAGGCTCACGTTAAGGCGCAGGCTGCGGAGCGTCGTCTCACCAGCGTAATGGACGGCAGCTTCAACGCTCCCGGCCTGGACACTGGCCACGGACGACTCACGGAACTGATGTCTCACGTCGGTACTCCCGAAGGTCCCATCAGCAACGCCACGGGTCTCCCGACCCTGCAGCGGATCGCCAACGATCATCCCACGCTGGCCCCGAAGATCACCCAACTGATGACCTCAGGAGCCAAGGAGATCGACCGTGCATCGTTCTACGAGATCCAGCGCCTCCTCAAGGCGGAGCATGGTGATCGCACGCCGCAAGCGCTCGCTGAACGGGACGCACGGAGGGCCGCTCAAGCTGCTCCTGCAGGCCCGTCGCCCATCGCACAGGCCACTGGGGACATCCAGAGCGTTCCCGCGTGGAACTCGGCCAAGGAAAGCCGCCAGATCATCCAGAAGCAGGCATTGGCGCAAGCCCAGGACCCTGAAGTTCAGAAGCTGGTGGCCAAACTGATCGACACGAAGAACGTGAAGACTGCTAAGGACCCCAACGAGGCCCGCCAAAAGGCATTCGATGACTTCATGAAGGGTGCGTCTACCGACCAGCAGATTGAAGCGAAGCGCGTTGCCGAAACTTTAATCCGCTACGGAAAATAACCCTTGAAACTCATCGACATTATCCACTTGCTGCGTGCCTTCGACCGTGTGTGGGAAGACGCAGCGCTCACAAACGAGGAAAAACTGGCATGTGGGGAGGAGGTCCTCTTCCAACTCCCCCATTCCCACCTCGTCCCAACCACCCAGGCGACCCTTTTGGCCGCTCAGAAGTCCATACGGACTCGCCTGGACACCATCGAGAAACCCAGTGTCGCAAGCACCGAAACCGGACGCTCGAAAGGGCCGAAAAAACCCGGGAAGTCACTTCGCGAAGCTGAGTCAGACGCCTGAAGGCCGCGCTCAGTTAGCTGAGTGGCGTTCCCGGAGAAAGACTACCCCCAAACGGCCCTTCGGGGCCAAGGCGGGGTGGACCAAACACATGCGCCAGAAGGTTATGGCACACGCCATGGCTGAAGCCAAGCAACTAGTGAACATCATGGAACAGAAAGGCTACAACATCCCCAAGGACGAGTACGCCCGTGAAGGTATCGAAGCAGTGGTAGCCATGGTGCGTCTGACGGACATCAGTCCCAAGGACCGCCTTGCTGCGGCCCGCACGCTCCTCGACTTCACGATGGCGAAACCCGCCACCGACACCAACCTGAACGTTAAGAAGGCCGAGGATTTCCTCGCTGACCTGGCGAAAGATATGGACACCGAATGAGTATTGACGCCGTGCGAAAGCGGCTATTCGAGGACTTCGAGTACTACGCCAAGCACGCGCTCAAGATTCGAACGAAGGAGGGGACGGTCGTTCCCCTTGTCCTCAACGACGCCCAAAAGATTTTCATGAAGACTGTCATCCGACAGCTTCAGACAACCGGCAAGGTCCGCGTGGTGGTCCTCAAGGGACGCCAGCAGGGCCTGTCGACCATCATCGAGGGGATCATCTACTGGTGGACGAGCCAACACAAGGCCGTCAAGTCCATCGTTATGACCCACCTCGGGGAATCCACGAAGGCCCTGTTCGACATGGCCAAGCGGTATCACGAGAACGTCCCCGAGATCCTCCGTCCCCATACGAAATACTCGTCCCGCCGCGAACTCTCCTTCGACCTGCTCGATAGCTCCTACATGGTGGCTACGGCAGGCGGTGAGGGTGTCGGTCGAGGCGAAACCATTCAGTTGGCCCACCTGTCCGAGGCAGCGTTCTACCCGCCCGCCACGGCCAAGGACAACATCAACGGCCTCATGCAGGCCATCCCGAGTTCCCCTGGCACCTTCGTGTTCGTCGAGAGCACGGCCAACGGCATCGGAAACCCCTTCCACAACATCTGGACCTCGGCGGTCGAAGGAAAGTCCGACTTCGAGGCTGTCTTCATCCCCTGGTTCGTCCAGAAGGAGTACCGGTCCCCGGTGTCCAAGGGTTTCTCCAGGACCCCCAAGGAAGACGAGCTAGTCAAGCTCTACGGTCTCGACGACGAGCAGCTTATGTTCCGTCGACACAAGATCGCGATCAACGGCGACGAGATGTTCATGCAGGAGTATCCCTGCCACGCCGACGAAGCCTTCCTGACCTCAGGTCGCCCGGTATTCCACACGCAACAGATCCACGGACTCATGCAGATCGCTCCGGACATCAAGGTCCGCATGGAGTTGATCGGCGAGTCCCTCGAGGAAGCCCCTCGCGGCGACCTCCTTCTCTACCGCCTCCACGATCCCGGCGAGACGTACTACATCGGTGCGGACGTGGCTATGGGCTACAAGGGCGGGGACTGGTCTGTAGCACAGATCCTCGACTCGCAGAAACGACAGGTCGGCGTCTACCGATCCCAGGTACACCCCGACTACTTCGCAACAGTGTTGGACAAGATCGGCCAGTTCTTCAACACGGCCAAGATCGGCGTGGAAAACAACAACCACGGCATTCTCACAGCAACCCGCCTAGGCAAAGACCTCTCCTATCCTAATTTGTACTTTGAGACGCACGTCGACAAAGAGACAGAGGATGAGACGGTCGTCTATGGCTTCCGCACCACCGTCAAGACCAAGCCTCTCATCATCGACAAGCTCCGCGCTTCGTTCCGTGAGAAGGACATCGAGGTCAACGACAAGGTGACCCTCAGGGAACTCATCACTTACGTGGTGACCGACGAGGGGAAGATGCAAGCGGAACCCGGGTGCTTTGACGACTGCGTAATGTCCCTCGCAATCGCGAATTTCATCCACGAAGGTCGCTTTACTCCTGTTGAGAGTACAGATGACTTCTACATCGAAATGATTTAATGGCTAAGGCTTCCAAGAAGTTCAAGCCTGTGTCGGAATCGGAACTCAAGGCTCTCGTCGAGAAGTACTCCACCTCCAGTGTCGAGTACTACTCATCGAAGCTGTCCGACGAGCGCAAGAAGGTCATGGAGTACTACCATGGCGAAAAGCCCGCTCCTTCCCACGCAGGTAATTCGAAGTACGTCTCAATGGACGTGTTCGATGCTGTGGAATCTCTCAAAGCTGTCTTGCTCGAGACCTTCAGCGCAGGCAACAAAATCGTATCGTTCGATCCGCAGACCGACAATGACGTCGAACCCATGCGGATCGCAACGGAGTACGCGGACTACGTGATCCACCGTCAGAACGACAGTTACGGCACGTTCGCCTCGGTGATCCAAGACGGCCTCATGGCCCGCACGGGCATCGTCAAGGTGTTCTGGGACAAGCGTGAGGAAGAGCAGGAAGAGGAGTTCAGTGATGTAGACGTCGACTCCCTCGAGATGCTCCAGTCCCAGGAAGACGTTAAGGAAGTGAAGGCCGAGCACGACCCGGAGACGGGCCTGTTCAGCGGCACCATCACGCGCCTGATCGACAAGTCCCAGGTCCGCTACGTCCCCATCGCCCCCGAGGAATTCCTCATCACCTCGACGGCCCCCAGCATCGCCGAGGCCCACTTCGTGGCCCACCGGACCCGCAAGACGAAGTCCGAGTTGATCGCCATGGGCTACGACAAGGATCTGGTCTACAGCGTCGGAACGAACGATGACGACGAGTTGTCCATGTCCCCCGAGCGGCTCGCCCGCTTCGAAGACATCGGCACCGGAGTGACCAACCTCGAGGAGGATCAGGACCAGGAGCAGACGGAACACGTGCTCATCACCGAAGCCTACATGCCAATCGACATGGACGGCACGGGTCAGGCGAAGCTGTGGAAGATCACGCTGGCCGGTACGGACGTCCTGCTCGACAAGGAGCAAGTCGACCGCAAGCCGTTCATCTGCTTCACGCCGCTGCCGCTCCCCCATGCATTCTATGGTGGCAACTATGCGGCCCGCGTCATCCCGACGCAGAACGCCCGCACGGTGCTCGTCCGAGGCATCCTGGATCACACGGTAATCACCAACAACCCGCGCCTCATGGTGGTCAAGGGTGCCGTGCAGAACCCCAAGGAACTCCTCGAGAACCGAGTCGGTGGCCTGGTCAACGTGTCGCGCCCAGATGGCATCCTCCCGATGCCGCAGTCGGGCCTGAATCCCTTCGTATTCCAAACGATCCAGATGTTGGACGAGGACAAGGAAGAGGTGACAGGTGTGTCGCGGCTGTCCCAAGGGTTGAACAAGGACGCCATCTCGAAGCAGAACTCGCAGGCATCCCTGAACGACATGGTCAGCCTGTCGCAGCAGCGCGAGAAGATCATCGCCCGCAACTTCGCGAACCACTTCGTCAAGGAGTTGTACCTCGAGGTGTACCGCCTGGTGCTCATGAACGAGAAGCAGACGAAGGTGGTCCGCATCGCTGGCAACTTCGTGCAGGTCGATCCGACGGAATGGTCGGAAGAGGTGACATGCACCGTCGAACTGAAGCTCGGGTACAACGAGCAACAGCAAGAGGCGATGAAGTTCCTAACGATCCACTCGACGCTTGCCGCTGACCCTGGTAACGCACGCCTCTACACCGAAGCCAACCGATACGCCGTGTTCAAGACTGCCCTCGAGAAGACGGGCATCAAACAAGTCAACCAGTTCCTCACCGATCCGAAGACCCTGCCGCCCCCGCAGCCTGACCCGTTCAAGGTCCAAGAGATGCAGTTGGAGCAGCGCAAGGTCCAAGTCCAGGAGTCTGTTGCTCAAACCTCCGCGAAGAAGACCGACCAACACGCTCAAATCGAGATGCTCAAGCTCCAACTGGAGAAGATGCAGATGCAGATGGAGCAGGTCATCAAGGGTCGCGAGGTGGATGTGAAGCAGTTCGTGGCCGAGTCCACGGCAGCGCTGCATACCCAAGAGCTTCACCTGGCCGAGAAGGAGATGGAGAAGAACCCACCGCAAACCCAAGCGGTTCTCAGGACCTAAATGGACCAAACCCTAATGCTCCAACGCGGCACTGCTGCCGAGGAGCTTCTAGCAAACGAGGCGTTCATCACTTCGGTGAACGAACTCTACAACCAATATTTCGCCGAGATCACTGCAAGCGACCTGAACGCCAAGGAGTTGCGGGAGAACCGCTTCTTCCAGCTTCGGGCGCTGCAGGACATCACGAACGAACTTCGGAGTTGGGTCACGCAAAAAGACTCGCTCCTTTCCCCCACTGAAGAAGAGTAAAACACATGACGACCACCACCCAATCGGGCGTGGCTGATGCTGCGCCGTCATTCGAAGCATTAGACGAAGCTGACGCAGCAAATGAATTTCTGAACCGATGGAGTGAAGAGGACCCGGCAACGGCATCCGAAGACCCTGAGGACGAAGACCCGAGCGACGAGGATGATGAACCAGTCGAGCGGGAGGAAGCCGAAGAAGACCCCGAAGAAGCAGAGGAAGCCGAAGAGGACCCTCAAGAGGCCGAGGAGTCGGACGAAGAGCAAGACGAAGGCGAAGAAGCCGAGGAAACCAAGCCCAAGAAGGGCAAGGTTCTCGACGACGATGCTGTGGTCAAGCTCAAGGTCGACGACAAGGACCTCGAGGTATCCGTGAAGGATCTGAAGCGCCTTTATGGTCAAGAGGCGGCACTGACGCAGAAGTCGCAGCAAGTCGCGGCCCAGCGCAAGGTAGTGGAAGAAGCAAACCAGAAAGCGGCAGCGCAGCTTGATCGCCTGCACCAGAAGGCACTGGCCCGATGGGAGCCGTACGCGAAGATCGACATGCTCGTCGCATCGAAGCAACTGGACGCTGATTCTTTCGCAGCCCTTCGCGCTGAGGCCCAGGCAGCCTACGAGGAAGTGCGTTTCATCACCCAGGAAGTTGACCAGTTCGTTGCAACTGCGAACGATCAACGCCAGAAGCAAGTCAAGGAAGCGGCGACCAAGGCCGTCGAGTACCTCTCGAAGAACGTCAATGGGTGGAACCCGAAGACGTATGAAGAGGTGCGGTCGTATGCGGTCTCCAAGGGAATGCCCGAGCACGTAGTCAACGGAGTGGTCGATCAGTTCGCTCTCGAGATGATGTACAAGGCAATGAAGTTTGACCAGGCGAAGTCGGTCGTGACCAAGAAGGTCAACAAGACTCCCGCCAAGGTCCTCAAGCCCAACAAGGTTGTCTCCTCGTCGGCCAACAAGGTCGACACCACCACGAAGCTCAAGCAGCGCCTGGCGAAGTCGGGATCCACCGAGGACGCTGCGGACTTGTTCATGGCTCGCTGGTCTTAACCCAACACTCTCAAGTACCCCAAGGGCCGCACACACATCCTCGCGGCCCTCACTCCATCTTTAGGAATACACACAATGAGCAGCACTGCATTCAAGACGTACGATATGGTCGGCGTGAAGGAAGATATTTCGGACGTGATCTCGAACATCAGCCCGACGAATACCCCCTTCCAGACGTTGGTGAAGACCGAATCGGTCCACAACACGTTGTTCCAGTGGCAAGAAGACAGCCTCGCGGCAGTCGGTTCGAACGCTGCAGTTGAAGGCGCAGATGCTTCGGATAGCGCAATGAACGCTACCACGATGCTGTCGAACTACACGCAGATCCTCACGAAGACGGTCCGCGTGTCCAACACGGCTGACAAGATCAGCACCTACGGCCGAGCCAAGGAAACGGCTCTTCAGTTGTCCAAAAAGTCGGCAGAACTGAAGCGTGAACTCGAGTACGCACTCATCGGTACGGCGCAGAACGCTGCGGTCGGTAACGAGACCACGGCACGCAAGTTCGGCAACGTGTTCGGCACGGGTGCCACGGGTGCAGCGCTGATCGACGCGGGCAACGTGATCGACCACACGGCAACCCCGGTTGCTCTGTCGGAAAACGACATCCTGACCGCGAACCAGAAGCTGTATGAAGGCGGCGGCGAAGCGAAGATCATGATGATCAAGCCGGGTGACTCGCTCACCGTGGCAGGCTTCACGGCTGCTGCTGGCCGTACGCGCTTCTTCGATGGCTCGGCAGACAAGACGGTCGTCAACGTGGTCGATCTGTACGTCTCGCCGTTCGGTGAGCAGAAGGTCGTGCTGAACCGCTTCATGAAGGCCGACTCGGCACTCCTGTTCGCTCCGGAGTACTGGAAGATCGCTGTGCTGCGTCCGTGGACCCGTATCCCGCTCGCAGTGACCGGCGATGCGAACCGCACGCAGTTGATTGGCGAGTTCTCGCTGAAGCACCTGAACCAGAAGGCGTCGGCTGCAATCCGTGGCCTGACGGGTTCGAACGTCACCATCGGCCAGTAATGGCCCTGGGGTCCGTCCGTGACGGGTAAGAGGGGAGAGGACGTGTGCCTCCTTCCGCCCCTGTAGTTCCCTTCTGAGGCCCACTCGCGGCCTCTCCAAATTCCTTTACAGCCGGTGCCGGTCCACTCTCGCCGCGCATCGGCCTTTTTCTTCCCCATGATCCAACTCGACAATGGCGTCAACGTGTCGGTCCAGTCCAACGTGGACGGCCACATCATCGAGACGCATCAAGTAATCCCCGACTCCCTCCTGCAATCACTGGCCGACAAGCGC